TGGACTACTTTCTTGAGATGTACTTGCATATGCGCCTCCTAAATCTGCGGGGTTCGTAGAGTGATTATACACGCCCAAGCGCATAACGAATCTTTTTATTCCATGATCGCCTTAGATATCCGAAGTCACGAGGTTTTGCTATTTCGGTATTGTCCTTCAAACAAACATCGCACATACCGATATGATAAGTGGTGATAAAAGGTTTGGGGCCATGATAGATTTTTTCGCTCCACCATCGACCAAACGCTTTTCCACAATCGGCACAACACCATGACGGCTGTTCTTCTATTATTGCATTGTTATGCTTCATACTCAGTTTCATACTTAATATTTAGTGGTCCCCGCGACTGGACTTGAACCAGTATGACGTTGTTGTCGGTGGATTTCGAGTCCACTGTGTATGCTATTCCACCACACGGCAAATTTGGCTGAGGGGCAGGGACTCGAACCCCGATTCACGCCTTCAAAGGGCGCTGTCCTACCATTGAACGACCCCCCCAATGGACAATAGTATACACATAACTAGGTGTCGGAGTCAACGACTTTGACGTTACCGTCCGCAAGCGACTTGAGAATCCGTGCCGGCTTTTCAATCTCCAACGGCTTCTTTCGCGGCTTCTTAATATGCCGATTCATATCCGCAAAAATCTCAGGATACTTTTCGATCAGAGCTTCACGAATAAAATACGACATTGTGGCTTTGCGAGATCGCGCATAGCGAAACATGTCGTCCAATTCGCGGCGACTCACGCGGAAATACATCACACAAACACGCTTTTCTTCTTCCGTGCGAGTAATACGGCGACGAGGATCGTCGGGAGTGGGTTCACGCCAAATTGTTTTTGCCATTATCTAACTCCACTGAGCGCGACCATACTGCGCCAGAAAATACGAATCCGCAATATCGGTCATAGGGCTGGTAATCTTCTCGGACTTTGGATGACAGATTTTGGCCCACGGTTCTGTGTGGGGTGTTTGTTTGATAAACGCCGCCCACACATCCTCTTTAGTCGCAATGCCTTTGCCGGTCGCAAACTTTTTCATGGACGTGGGTGCGACAACATGGAGCGGAATCGTCGGATGTTGACGGTAGAGTTGGGCTTTAAGAATGCCGCCATTTTCACCCAACTGCGTGAGGCGTCCTGCACGACTGAACGCATAGTCTTCCAGAATAATGCGCTGTGGTTGTGTTTCACACACGACTCGCGAGACCCACTCCGCGAGTTCTAGAAATCGTGGAAGTTCGCCTTCCGTGGTCGAAGGTGACCACGTGACGTTCGGTAACTCGTTGAAGGGGTGCCCGTGGAGTTTGTAATTCACCCACCACCTATGTGTGGTGCCATCGGTCAAACAAAGTGCGGGACAGGTTACAGAATAATCAATGCCTAACCAACCATGTTTCATATTCCATATTTAGGACCGATGAACCCAGTGTCGGTGGGGTGGAATTACCGCGGCTTCACAGTCTTTACAGTCTTGAGAATAGACGCATTCTCGCGAATTAATTCTTGCTGTATCTTATCGATGCGGCGGTAGATATCCGCTCGCATGGAGGCGTTGCGGGTCTGAAGATAACTGATCTCATCATCAATTCGCCGAAACTCCTCATCAATATAACGCCGATGTTTATGATAGGCCGACGTGCATTTGATGGTGAGCAGCACAATGACGAGTAGGACGATATTACTATAAATGAGATATATGATATTCATATGAATTCCTTTTTGTTGACTTACTATTTATGGGTCTTACAACGTACTAACGAATGGGACACACTCCACCGACACAATCGTTCTCCAAGCCAATTTGACCATCGGCAATAGAGGTAATCAACTTCGTCTTCGCTACCATCACATCATACTGTTTCTTGGTAATCTCTTCATACGGTGCTTGTTTGAAACCGTGCTCCGAGTGGAGCAAGAATGACAGCGACTTGTACGACGACGTAAACTGTTTGGCCAAATACTTCTTGATTTCCGGCAGTTCTTCCTTGCGGTAATAGACCGTGCAGGACACGCTATTATCGCTCCAGTTCTGTTGTAGCTCCTTGACCACCTTGAGTTGCTGGAGTGCGGTCATATCCTTCGCCAGCACGGTGCCCTCGGGGAACGAGAAGGGAAACGCGACCACGACGGTGGTGTAATCCTGCGACCCGTCAAAGTTGAGACGGTACTCGATGTCGTATCCGTGTTGCCGGCACACCTCTACCAGCGAATGATTCGATGCCATTGCAATACGACGAATCATATATTGGGCATAGCCGGGATGACAACCCTGCGTCACGCCAGGTAGCAACGACAATGTGCCACTCGGCTTGCAGGTGGTCAACTTCACGCTCGTCGGGAACCCTCGCTCTTTTGAATATTCCTTATCAATTTCGCGAAGATGTTCATATGCAGTCTTCAACCATTTCTTCTGCTTGTCTGTCGCTTGAAGATAGCCAGTGACGCCAATACCCATTCGCATATTCTCGTTGACGATCTTTTCGGTTTCCTTGTTATGGCACCTGAGGGCGAGCGACTGTTTGTTAATGCGATAGAGTAACGTGAGCACATCGACAAACTCTTCATAACTTTCGATGTTGGGTAAGAAAATTTCGGACAAACAGCAGGTCTCAAAGTTGCCAAGTGACTGTTCCGCGCACGGGTTGTAACCCACCACCGTCGGATCTGGATATTCTGTCTCTCCGAGACGACCTACCTGTTTTGATAGAGTGAGATTGATGAGACCATACGGTTCTCCACGCCCTTCATAGCCGTCCCAGAAGAACTCATGAAGCTGTGAGATATCATCACATACCACACTATTGTTACTCATACTGCGCCATGGTGGAATGTTACCCAAGTCCCACCGCTTCGCCAACAGATATTCGATATCATCAGGATCGCCGATCGCTAACTGTGCTGACCGACGTACATTACCGGCGACCACAACACTGCCAATGATGTTCATAATATCCAAGCAATCAATCGGACGAAGATTCTTACCGGCACGTTTTTCCAGAATCAATGAAATCTTAGCGATGCCGTCACAAAGAATTTCTGGCCCAGACGCCACACCTCCAAAGCCCTTGATAGGCGCCCCACCACCACGAATCAATTGCGTGGAATAGCGAAACGAATCCGACTTGCGTCGTGAGAAGGCGCTTTCCAGTGTGCGCTCCAATAACGACACCCACCCTTCACGAGTATCGGGAATGATAAAATCCGCATCGGCAAAATCATGACGTTCGGGCCCATGAAATGATTTCTTCACCGGCGGAATCTTATTCACATGTTCTTTTTGAATGCTAAACCCGACACCACTACCAAGCATCAGCATGTCCATCGCCCACGTAAAGGGTCGCACGGCATTATCGACGACCACGAACGCGCAATTCTGCAATGACGGAAGACCCAACCGTTTAATCGTCGGTGTGCCTAATTGCCATAAGAATCGCCCTGCAACAGTGCCTTTCAGCTTCAGCATGTAATAGCGAAGTCGCTGTTGTTCTTCGTCGGTGAATCGGCAATCGAGTTGACTGTTGGACGACGCGATCACACGGTTGATCGTATCCACCCACTCTTCGGTGGGACCATTCAGATTATCTTCTTCCAGACGACGAGAATACGTGCGCTTATACGTCAGGTAGCCAACGGTAGACCACGGAGTATCGGGGGTGAATGGTTGTGAGGCAGGGAGCTTGGACATTATTATTCACCTGTAGTTGTGGCTTGAATCTCCACGATCCACGCCGAAAATTCTTGATATTCGCGATCACTCATACCCAATAGTTTGGCAGTTTCTGCCGAGGGCAGCGGTGACCGTGACACCATCGAACGAAGAAGCTGTTGCTCCATCAACGAGAGTGTCTTGGTATGAAGTATATAGTTTTGAAATGCGTCGGTTGAGAGTGGAAAAAATGGAGTCACGGACTCAAACATCGCAGTCGCCATCACTCGAATTTCATACTGAGCGTGACTATCCATTCGTAACCGACAGAAATGAAAGAAGTTGTGAAGATCACACTTCCAATACATCTCGGTATATGTCGA